AACGGAGGATTGCGAAGGGTCTCGAGATCTTCCTCGGAAAGGACGCCCTCGGCATAAGCCGTCTTCGGGCGGTTGGCGAAACGATGCTCGCGGAGACCTTGCCGGGCACGGTTCAATTCGAGCTGCATCGAGCGGATCAGCGTCACGTCGGACGGCGGGAAGATCCGGCCTTCGGTCTCGTTGAATGCGATGACATACCAGGGCCAGAAGGCGTCGGTGTAGAACTCGGGAGCGGCAGGCTCGCGAAGGAAGTCGGCATAGCCGTCGCATACGACGTAAACCAAGCCGTCCTGCTTGTTGTACGCCTCCCAGACCAGCATTTTCGAGGGATTGTCCTTGTCCTGGAACGGGTTCCCGGTGAGTTCCTGCACCTGGCCGAAATCGGTGGCGCCGTCGATCGCCCGGTAAGCGATGGCGGAACTGCCGACGTCGACGCCATAGGTCTCCTGGATCTCGTCGGCGGTCAGGCAATACTCCTCGGCGGCCCAATTGCAGCCGAGAAAACCTCTGAGAGCGGTGCAGTTCTTGTCGGGGATGATCGCAGTCGACTTCGGCCAGGAGAACATCAGGCCCTCTTTGACCACGATGTCGGTCTGTGCCGAGAGATCCGCGACGACCAGACGCATCTGCTCCGCCTCAGGCGAGTCGGGCTGGGTGTCGTTGTCGGCGATGTCGGCGGAGACCCGCTCGATCAGGGTGAGCTGCGCCTCGGCATCGGCGAGCTGCGAGTCGAGGTCGGGAGAGCGGCCCATGACCCGTTGGAACCCGACCTTGACCCAACCGACGCCGGACGTGGTGGCCCGGCGCACGGTCATCTTCATGCGTGACTTGAAAGACTGCTGCTGCTGGCTGACTTCGTACTGGTAGAGGATCTCGAGCGTGCGGGCGATCTTGTTGGCCTGGTCGACCTGCGCTTTCACTTGCTTGGCGTCGTCCATGATCGCCTGCGCTTGCTCGATCTCGTCGGGGGCGGGCGGCTGCGGCAGGGTGATCCCGGCACGGCCGGCAGCGCCTTCCAGCATCGACATGAGGCCGTTGCCTCCCGGCCCGCCCGGCCCCGAGGGGCCTCCTGGAGCCGGAGGGCCTGCGCCGTTACTTGGAACTCCTGCGTCGGGTGGGGGAGACGGCCCGGCTGCATCCGGGGAAGGGACTTCCGGGCCGCCATTCGTCCCCGGCGGTCCTCCCGGCAGGCTGGAGCCGGGTCCACCGTTCCCAGGCAGGGCCTGCGAAAGCCCCATCTGGGAGGCTGCCATTCCCAAGCCGGCGCCCATCACCAGCTTCTGCATCATCTGCTGCGCTTGCGCCGCTTTTGCCAGGATCTGCTGCGCTTCGGTGAACGACTTCGCCGTGCCGTCCCAGACGGTCGAGTAGAGCTTCGGCCGCGGCCTAGCGACGGCTTTCGGGTTCTTCGCGTACAAGGCCGCGACACGCTGCTTGACGTGCCTGAGAGTGACGTTGGCGACGTAGCGATCGTCGAACTCGTCGTTGAACGCCGCGGCCTTGGTCTCCTCGTCCCATTGATGACCGGCGCAGAATTTCTGGTCGCGGATCATCCGCCGGAAAGCCGGCTCCCAGTGCTTGCGCGCCGACTTGATGTCGTCGACCCACCGGGTGACGAGCTGCTTGCGCGCCTCATCGGTCTCCGGTGCTTCACGTGAAACAATCTTCTCGGGCTTCGCAGGAGGCGCTTCCGGCATCGCCATCGCCGGGTCGGCAGCGGGGTCGCCGGCTGCGAAGGGATCCACGGGGCCGCCCATCGACATCGTTTACCATCCTCCGGGCAGGCCGGGACGCCGGCGGGAACGCTCCGACTCTTTCTTGACCCAACCGAGCGTGCCCTGTTGCGGGCCGACAGCCTCGGGCTTGGGGCGCTTGTTGGGGACGTGAATACCGAGGCCCATGCCGACCCAGGCAAGCGTATCACAGAAATCGTCGTGGGTGCCGTAGGGGAACTTGAGCAGCTCGTCGCGGGCTTCAGCCCACCAGGGTGCAAACGAAGGAAAATGCACCATCCTCATAGCCATCCGGCTCGATATAGACTGTGCGCGGGTCTTTTTGTCGTGCGTAGGCGTAACTTCGATCACGCTGCAAAAAGTCGATCTTTCGAGCATGCGCTTGCGCAAAAACGGGCCGATAGATTTTGATATATGTCCTTTTTCCGCCCACCAGTACTGCGGCTTGTACTTTGCCATGAGGTCGATCATACGTTCGACAGTGTAGTCCGTCGTGAACCTTCCCCAGATGAGATCGGGCATCACCCATATGTTCGAGTCCTTATCGTAGCCGATGACCATCAGGCACGTCTTGTCGCGGTCCTGGGCGATGCTCACGGCGTGATCGGAAGCAGCATAAAAGCGCAGTTCCTCCTTCGGCGGCAGCTCGGCCTTGGTGTAGGTCATGACGCAGTCGCCGGGGAAGAAATTCCCGGCGTCGGGCGTCGGGCTGCCCTGGTAGAGGGCCTGAAAGCCGCGCGGATCGCCTTCCCGCATGTCTTCGAGATACTCGACCGGGAAGCGTTCCGGCCACAGGGCCTCGCCGGGCTTACGGCCGAGGACGTCGTTGTCGCGGGCGAGCGCCGGGAGGTCGATGATCGACCATTTCTTGGCTTCGGTGAGAATGTAGGACGGATTTGTCTTGTCGGTGAGCCGGCCGACGAGGTCGTCCTCGTGCCAGCGGGTGGAAATAAGCAGTATCCAGCCCTTCGAGGTCACAAGACGCGACCGCATGACCTGCGTGTACCATTTCCAGACTTTTTCGCGGACAGTTGGGCTATCAGCCTCAGTACGGTCCTTGATTGGGTCGTCGAGGATAAGCCCAATAGCTCCACGTCCGGTGATAGAACCGCCACGGCCAGTAAAGAACACCTTTCCGCCCGTTTCGACCTCGATGCGGTCGACCGAGGCAGTGGCGATGCTGAGATCCGGGAAGATCTGTCGGAAAACCGGATCTTCGAGGGTGCTTTTGACTTCACGTCCAAAATCCCAACTGAATTTCTCGTTGTACGAGGCCGAAATAATCGAGTCACGGGGGTGCTTTCCCAGAAACCACGGCGGGAAGAGCCGGGAAGCGAGTTCGCTCTTTCCATGACGCGGCGGTACGTTGATGATCAGCCGTCGCAACCGACCAGCCTCGACTTCCTCGAGGGCGGCAGCGATCACTTCGTGATGCAGAGCCGGCTGATAGAGCGAAAAATCGACGTCATCGGGGTGATCCGGGTCGGGATGCATCGCCTTGGCGAAGGCGAGCAGCGAATTTTGCGCGGTGATGCTCGCCTTGCGCCTTTTCAGGGCCTGGAAGTAGCGGATTTCGTCGGCAGAGAGCTGCGCCATCAGGCAACGGCGATCCCGTTCGACGAAACCGTGGTCGCCTTCCCCGCGACGGTCGCGGTGACCATGCACGAGACGGTCTTGCCGCTGTCGCCAGCCACGAGGAGATACGTCTGCGACGTCGCGCCGGCGATGTTCACCCCGTCGCGCTGCCACTGAAAAGTATACGTCGGAGACTGTATCCAGGTGCCAACGGTCACCGCCAGCGTCGAGCCGACGGTGCCGGTGCCGCTGGCGACCGGCGGCGTGACGTTGGCCGGGTAGCCGGCCTCATAGCTCTCGTCGGCGACCGCCAGATAGGGCTTCATCGCCCGCGTGACGATCTTCTGATGGGTCTGCATGAACGTCACTTCGGATGATGTCAGGGCCATAGCTACCACCCTTTCTTCTTCTTCGACGGCGACTTCTCATCGTCATCGTCATCGTCATCGTCGTCTTCCTTGGCCTTCGGGGCCGGGGCCGGAGCCTTCGAGGCCGAAGCTGTCTCAGCGGCCGGCTCGAAAGGCGACTGGGAAGGCGGCGGCCCCACGGACCCGCCAGCAGGCGGCTGCTCGTAGCCGGGGATCGTCGTCTCCAACCCTTCGGGTGTTTTCATCTCAGCGGTTTTCGGCTCGGGGGCCGGAGCAGGCTCGGGGGTTTTCGGTTCAGGCGCTTTCATTTCCGTCTTCCTTCTCTCTTGGTCACGTCGATGGTTGCGATCTTGTCGGCACCGTCGCCGTCGATGCTGAAACGCCGTCGGAACTCCCTATCCTCCGGGTCGACCTCGACCACGAAGCTGTGGCCGATCGCAGCCGTCTCCTTGATGTAGGTCAACAGGCGTTCAAGATTGTCTTCCTCGTCGCGGCAGTCGAGGACGATGGTTTTCCACTTCTCCATCAGCGCCCCCACGGGAAGCCCGCGAGGACGACAATAAGTGCGATGGCCCAGACGGCGAAGAGGGTCGCTGAGATTTCACGAGTGATCAAAGACCAAACGAAGCTGAGGATCAGGAAGACGAGAGCGAAAACGTGGACGATGAAGTCGGCGGACATCAGCCCAGCCTCCCGGTCAAGACAAGGATCAGCAGGACGACGAAGATCACGCCGATGATCCCAGCCGGGTACGGCCCCCAGCTTTGGCTGTAAGGCCAGTTCGGCAGCGCCCCGACGAGGAGCAGGACGAGCAGGATGAGCAGGATGAGGGAGATGCTCATTGCCCAAGTCTCAACGAGACGAGCTTCCTAAACTCGTTGCCGACAGCTTCGGCCCCCATCTCCGGCTTCCACGGGAGCTTGCAGATGTCCCACTTGCCGTCTTGCGCGATGCCGAGATTGTCCTCGACCTCGCCATGCTGCAAGACAGTCTGCGGCCCGACGTCGATGCCGTACACCCGGCAGCAGTCGGCGGCGACGATCGACAGCATCACCCACTGGATCGGCTTGAGAGGGTAGCCTCCCCCTTGGAACGGGCTTTCCTGCGCGCCGGCCATGCAGCAGGCGGAAATCCCGATCGAGCCTGAATTACAATTCTTGGTGTGGGCGGCATAGCCGTCGTTGTCCGACGTCGAGACGTTCGCCTTGATCGACTTGTCGCCGCGATGGAGGACGCCGTCGCCGTCGACGACGATGTGATAGTGCTCGCGATCGGTAGCCGAGATTGCGTAGGAGCCTGCCGTCCAGTGGACGATCAGCTTGCTCATCTGGCATTCCGGCAGCCACTCGTCCGGCACGGCCTGCGCGCCGCCGCCCGGCAACGTGTCCGGCGGCGGCTCGCCATTCAGATCCCAGCCGGTCTTGAACCACGAGCTTGTCGCTGCCTCGCTCTCGGCCCCCCAATAACCATCGGCCCCATACTGAGGAAGAGGGAAGCCGTTCGCGATAAGACGTTTCTGGAACTCCGTCGGCGTCCAGATTTCCGAGGCCATGACTTCGGCTCCTTCAGCTTCTCGCGAGATAGGTCACAAGCGCGCCGGCCAATCCGGCGACGGCAGCGATGGCCGCGTCCCTTGTCATGTCGCGGACTTCTACACCCAAAGCGATCGCAACGGTAATCGTGATCAGGACGACGCCGAGGACGACGGCGAGGATGATCGCCACCGATCCCCGATACTGGCTCAATGGATGTACTCGGTGATGACGATGACCCCCTGCGCGCCGGCCCCGCCACCGGCATTGCTGGTGGCATTCGATGAAATGCCGCCCCCGCCGCCGCCACCCCAAGCTGTTCCCGCTCCACCTACTCCTGTGCCGCCCATGAAACCTTGATAACCCATACCAAAGCCTCCACCAGCATTGCCGCCGGCACCGCCGGTAAAACTATACGTTATAGTTGGTGCATACAGGCCGTAGCCTCCTGCTCCACCAGCTATGATAACATCGCCCGTGCCTGTCCCCCCGGATGCACCGGGTTGTCCGGCAACACCGATCGCGGCGCTGCCGCCACCACCGCCGCCCGGTGCCGTGCATATCGTTCCGACGGAAGTCGTGCCGCCAGCACCGCCGGCGTTGGGGCCGGGATTGGCGGCGGCCCCAGCGGCGCCGACCGTCATGGTCAAGCCGGTGGCCGTGGCCACGGCCACGGTGGTCTTCGAGTACGATCCGCCGGCACCACCGCCGGCAGCTTGTTTAGTACTGGCATTGGCAGTGCCCGTGCCGCCGCCGCCACCGCCGCCGCCGACACACTCGAACGTCACATAGGCGGTGCCCGCCGTCGGCGTATACGCCGACGGCGTCAGCGAGCTGAACGTCCGGGTCTTGACTACGACGGCCGCCGCCAGGGCGGTCGTAACGAAAGCCGTGGTGGCGATCGAGGTGTCGTTGTCGCCCGCCGTCGGCGTCGGAGCCGTCGGGTTGCCGGTGAAAACCGGCGACGCCAGCGTCGCATAGCCTTGCGCCTTAACATAGGCCGTCGTCGCGATCGAGGTGTCGTTGTCGGCGGTCGCGGGCGTCGGGGCCGTCGGGTCGCCAGTGAAGACAGGGGAAGCGAGGTTGGCCTTGAGGGCGTCGGCGGTGTCGACATACTGCTTGGTGGCGGCCCCCAACGCCGCCGACGGATTGGCGGGAAGGAGAATTTGC